AAAAATAAGTCGGCCGATAAGATTGACGGCGTGGTTGCGCTGGCGATGGCAATCGGTGAATATATGACCGCGACGCGTGGCGCGAATGACGACCGCTCGGTGTACGAACAAACGGGAATCCGCTACCTATGAAAAACACAATTAACACGGCGCAAGTGTTTCAAAACCAATGCGCCACGCTCGATTCCTTCAACCAATTATTCAATGTTTATATTGCCGAGGGAAATCAAAAAATCGCTGCCTATGAATCGTGCGAAATAATGCACGTTTCAATGTACGGGCGGCGACGTTTTCAATCATACCAATCGTTTCAAAATTCACTAAATCATGCAAAACGAAACCTCACAAATCAACGATAAAATTTCCGAAATAATCGAGAAACTCGAAGATTTGGTTTTGGCAAAAAATACTACCTACGGCAATTCGCTACAAAACCCGGTTCGGGTGTTTTCACGCGCCACGTCGGTCGAATCCATTTGCGCCCGCATCGACGATAAGTTGTCGCGCATTTCAGCGGTCGGCGTGAACGACGATACCATTGACACCATTTACGATTTGATGGGGTATTATGTGCATTTGCTGATCGCGCTGGAGCGTGAAATTTGATGTTGTTCAAAAGTTTCTTTGTATTTATTTGGTTTATATTGATGCGCCGTGTATTTTATTTATATATATATATATCCCTACGGGATATATATATATATAAATAAAATCAACAACGCGTGTCAATAAGTTTTGCGGGAACACCCGCGCATGGTTTGGAAAAGTATTCGTATTTTTGAGGGGGATATACCTACTATGGCCGAAACGAAACCAACCTTTGCCGCCCGCGTGATCGGATTATTCCGCGCTTCACCGAACAACCCGTCAACCTCGTTGGCCAAACCCGCGGAATGGTTATTTTCCGACGACCGCTCAAAGACGGGCGTTGCGGTGAACGAAAAATCCGCAATGACGTTTTCGGCGGTTTGGGCATCGGTTCGTATTTTATCGGAAACCATCGCGTCACTACCTTGGAACGTTTACACCAGCGAAGACGAATCGCCAATGGTTGTGCCAAGTCACCCGATCACGAAAGTACTGCGCCGACCAAACGCGATGATGACGTCGATGACGTTCCGCGAAACGATGATGGCGAACCTCGCCCTTCACGGCAACGCGTTTGCATTCATTGAGCGCGACGGCGCGGCCCGCGTGACGCAAATGATTCCGGTTCACCCGCTGCGCGTTGAAATAAAAGTGGTTCAGAATGAAAAGTTTTACCACGTTGACAAAAAAGAAGTTTACTCCGATTTCGAAATGATCCACGTTTGCGGGTTGTCATTCGACGGGGTCATGGGCATTTCGCCGATTAAGGCCGCCCGCGAAACATTCGGAATCGGTTTGGCGGCCAACCAGTTCGGCGCACAATTCTTTGGCAACGGCGCAAACGTCGGCGGCGTGTTAACGCACCCCGGACGTTTGTCGGACGAGGCATATACACGAATTAAAAATTCGTGGGCGAATTCATACGGCGGTTTAGGCAACGCCCACAAGACCGCGATTTTAGAAGAAGGAATGAAAATTGAGCGCATGACGATTCCGCCCGACCAAGCGCAGTTTTTACAAACCCGAGTTTTTCAAGTCGAAGAAGTCGCCCGTTGGTTTCTCATTCCGCCGCATATGATAGGCGACCTTAAAAATTCCGCGACCCGTGCAAACGTCGAAGAACAAGGAATCCAATTTGTGCGAAACACGATTCGCCCCTACGCCGTGCGCTGGGAAGAAGAATTCACGCTCAAATTGTTTGGTTCGGAATCCGCATTCTTTGTGCAGTTCAACCTCGAAGGTTTACTTCGCGGCGACATCAAGTCACGTTACGACGCCTATGCGGTCGGTCGTCAATGGGGTTGGTTGTCGGTGAACGACATTCGCAAAAAAGAACAACTGCCCGACGTTGACGGCGGCGACATTTATTTGCAACCATTGAACATGGTGAACGCCGGTCAAGACGAAAGCATTTAAGACGATGCCGTTTTCCGATTACCCACAAGCCGCAACCGACAACGCCAACCGCGCGTTGAAGCATCGCGAAGAATACGATTCCCAATGCGGAACGCCCGTTGGTTGGGAAACCGCCCGCATTTTATCGGAGCGTGAGGCCATATCGGTTGAACGCCTACCCCGCATTTATTCGTTTTTATCACGCGCCAAGGTTTACGACCAAGGCGATTTTTTCGATTCCGAGAAAAACGAAATTTGCGGATCCGTTATGTTCGCCGCGTGGGGCGGTGACGAAATGTTGGTTTGGGCCGAAGAAACATATAAAAATTCTGAAGAATACAAACGCGAATTGCGCGCCGAGGGCGAACGCGTTTCTTTTGATTTCGACGGAACGTTGACCACGGCCGAGGGGCAAGAGTATTTACAAAAGGAATTGGAATCCGGTTCCGAGGTTTACATCATTTCGGCCCGCGCCGATGACGCGGAACTGATCGTGTTCGGCAACGAATACGGAATCCCCGAATCGCGCATCTTCGCGATGGGGTCAAACGAAAAAAAAATTGAAAAAATGAAGGAATTGAACATCGTTCGTCACTACGAAAACAACGACGACGTATTGGCCGAAATCGGCGGCGTCGGCGTTAAGGTAGGGAACGACGCACGGGCAATGCCCGGCGAACTCGAATTAGGCGATTTCGTGCGTTGGAATTCGTCAAATGGGTTCGCCTATGGCCGCATCATCGAAATCGCCGTAGAGGGCGAATTAGAGGCCGATTCGGGGTTCGTAGTGAATGCAACCGAGGACGACCCCGCCGCAAAGATTCGAATTTTCCAATTTGATTCCGAAATTGAGGCATACGTCGAGCAGGAACCAGCGCTGAACGTTGTTCACCGATTCTCGACGCTTGAAAAATTCGCCGCCGACGTTCGCAAAAACATTCCGATCATGGAGCGCCGCACCACGACGCAACGCGCGGACGTAAACGGACAAACGATTGCGGGTTATGCCGCCGTGTTCAATTCGCCGTCCGAAGATTTGGGCGGGTTCATTGAATACATCGCGCCGGGCGCGTTTGATTCCGTTATGAACGACGACGTTCGTGGTTTTTACAATCACGACTACAACTACCTTTTAGGCCGCGCATCGTCCGGCACGTTGCGTTTGTCAACCGACGAACGCGGTTTGCGGTACGAAATTGATTTGCCGAACACAACCTACGCCAACGATTTGATTGAGTTGATGCGCCGCGGTGACGTCAATCAATCGTCGTTCGCCTTCATGATCGAATCCGATTCTTGGTCGGTGAAGGGCAAACAAAACATTCGCACAATTACGAAAATATCGCGCCTCATTGACGTCGCACCCGTCGTGATTCCCGCATACCCCGCCGCCACGTCACAACTTGTGACGCGTGCGCTAAACACCGACGCCGAGGTTCAAACCTCGGTTGCCGACGCCGAACCAGTTGGTTCGGAAATCGAAAACGTAAACAAGGCTGAACGGCCGAATTTGCGCTCTTTACTTTTAAGAATAATTAACCTTAATTCATAAAATCATGAATTCTATTCAACTGCGCGAAAAACGCGCCGCGTTGGTAAACGAAATGAACAATATCGTTGCCGCCGCACAAACCGAAGGCCGTTCGCTGAACGCCGAGGAAAACCAAAAGTTTGATGCAATCGAAACCGACGTTCGTGCCTATGGCGAGAGCGTTGAAAAAATCGAACGCGCCGAGCAAATGAAAAAGGAGATTGCCTCCGGTCGCGAAGCACGCGCCGAACAAAAGGAAATCACTAAACACGCAGCATTCTCAAAATACCTTCGTAACGGAATGGGCGGACTTACTGCCGAAGAACGTTCATTGGTTGAAATGCGCGGTACCGATTCTCAAATCACGACTACCGATTCACTCGGTGGATTCTTGGTTCCCGAAGATTTTTCGAACATTCTTGACGTTGCGAGCAAATTCACCGGCGCCATTGAAGGTCTTGCCCAAGTTCTAAACACCACAAGCGGAGCGACTTTGCCTTACCCAAAGGTGAACGATACCAGCGTTGTCGGTGCAATTTTGTCCGAAGGTTCCGCCGAAACGGTTTCCGACATGACATTCGCCGCCCTAAACCTCGGCGCATACACTTATTCTTCTAAAATTGTTAAGGTTTCTTACCAACTTTTGCAAGACGCAGCGTTCAATCTTGACGAATTCCTTGTGAACACCCTTGGCGAGCGTATCGCACGCGGTCAAAACGCACACTTCACAACTGGTACCGGATCAAGCCAACCACAAGGTTTGATCACCGCTGGTTCAAGTGCATTGACTACCGCAAGCACAACCGCAATCACGGCCGACGAAATTTTGACGCTAATTCATAGCATCGACAAGTCGTACCGCAACTCACCAAAATTTGCTCTGATGGGCGCCGACACTACGGCCGCCGCTATCCGCAAACTCGGCGTTGGTTCTTCAAATGATTTCCCCGTATTCATGCCGGGAATGGCTGCTGGCGAACCCGACCGCGTGTTCGGAGTTCCCTTCTACGTCAACAACGACATGGCCTCAATCGCCGCTACCAACAAACCATTGGTTGCCGCTGATTTCAGCAAATATGTCGTTCGCAACGCTGGAGGCGTTCAAATGCTACGTTTGAACGAGCGTTTTGCTGATGCCTTGTTGGTTGGTTACATTGCTTACAAGCGTTCCGACGCGGGTGCAATCGACACCAGCGCGATCAAGTTTATCACTATGAAAGCATCTTAATCGATGGAAATTAGATTCATTAAAACATTGGTTGGTGACGGGTTTGCATATCGCTCCGGCGAGGTGCATACCCTTACTGCCGAGGCGGCGATGGAGTACGTTGGCGCGGGTTTGGCTGAAATTATTGCCAAACCCGCCGCTCAACGCGCTGAACGCGCAGTTCCAAAAACTAAAGTTCAAAAAAGATAAAAATCATGATCACGCAAAAAACAATTCAGATTGTAACGCCCCCAGCGTCGGAACCATTAACATTGGCCAACGTGAAGGAATTTTTGCGAGTTGATCACAACGACGACGACGTTACGTTGGCGATTTTTATTTCCGCGGCCCGTGAATTGTGCGAATCATTCACTCGGTTGGCGCTGATGCCAACCACGTTCGAAGAATACTTCGACGATTTCCCAACGTATTCGGGGGACTACAAAGACGAAATACATTTGTCGCGCTCGCCAGTTACGGCCGTGACATACGTCAAATATATTGATGGAAACGAAACAACAATCACGGCAAACGCCAACGACTACAAAGTCGATTTAATTTCCAAACCCGCCCGTATTTCACCCGACGCGGGTTGGTTTGGAACCTATGAAACAATCAACGCCGTATTCATTCGATACGTTGCGGGTTACGCAAACGCCGCGTCGGTTCCGGCGGCCCTCAAACAAGGAATGCTCTTGGTCATCGCCGATATGTACGAAAACCGCACGGATTCCGTTAAGCGGTTGCCAACGGCGTCGGAATATCTTTGGAACCCCTACCGCGTTTTCTCATTTTAAGCGATGAACCCCGGCGATTTCGACCAGCGCATCGTTATTCAAAACGTGACCGAATCCGTTGACCAATTCGGTCAACGGATCCGTTCGTTTTCAACCTTGGCGGCCGTATGGGCAAAGGTTGAAGAAAAGTCGGGAACCGAAGGTGAGGTTTCATACCAACTGACGGCAAACAAAAAGGTTCAATTCATGATCCGTTGGCGCAATGACGTCAACGAAAAAATGCCGATTGTATATCGCGGCAAAATTTACGAAATTGAATCTATTATTTCAGACGATGCGCGAAAGCATACAATGAAAATTCACGCGAGGTTGTCGGATAGTACGCTCATGAAATGGGATTTGTTCATTGAAAAATGGGAATCCGCATCAACTCAATGGCAATTTATTTGACATGGCAAACGACGGCATTGGTATTGACAACGAGCAACTCAAAGGCGAGTTTGCCCGCGTGGTTCGTGAATTAAACAAATTCGCGCACGCCATCGACGCCCGTGACCTTGGCAAACTGCAACGCGACGCGATGGCCTTGACACGCGATGCAATGAGGGCCGAAATCAAAGACGCAAGCGAAACGTTCAAAATTTACCGCAACGGCGGGTTGTATGCGGAAATCAAACCCGGAACGTTGGCGAAATCCATTGGTATCGGAAAATCGAAGGTCAACAACGCCCGTTTGTTTTCCGCGTATTGGGTCGGCCCACGCGTGAAGGGTTCATTCAAAGACCCCGAAAAGGGCGGATGGTTCGCGCACTTTATCAACTACGGGAACATTTCGTCGGGCAACTACGGCGGCAAAAACCGCGGGTTTGCGGAACGCGCAAAGGCCCGAACCAGCGGTTTGGTCATGGCTAAATTTACCAACGACGCGGGAAAATATATTGAAAAGGAATTCAACAAATCCGTCTAATGATTGGTAAGGTCATAAAATCCAAGTTCACAACCGACGCGAACCTCGCGGCGTTGTTCGGCGGCCGCGTGTTTCCAGCCGTCGGCGCCCAAGGCCAAACCACGCCGTACGCAATCTATGAGGTGATCAACAATTCACCCACGCGGTCGAAGGATTCGGATTCGCACATTGACGAAATCGACGTGCGAATCACGTTGGTTTCAACTAATTATTCAGATACTGCAACTGGTGTCGATAACGTACGTTCGGCCTTTGTTCGGATGCGCGAAATAATTTTGGACGTTGCCGTTCAAAGTTGTAAATTTGACGGGGAACGGGATTTGTTTTCAGACGACGAACGATTTTTCGCCAAGCAAGTTGACCTAATTTTTAGAATCATTAAATTATGATAAAAGTACAACTAACAAAAGATTGGGAAGTTATGCGCGAGCGCGTGATCACCAAAGGTTCGTTCGTTATGGTTCCAAACCATACGGCCGAACAACTCAAAGCCGCCGGGTTCGTCGCAAAGGACGAGGCCGACGCAACCATCGAAAATAAACCCCTTAAAAAATAAAACATCATGCCAGCATCAACCGCAATCATGAACGCAACCGACGTATTGATTCAATTCAGTACGGACGGCGTGACTTACGACGAAGTAGGTCGCATGACGAACGCGAGTTTGTCAATATCAATGGAAACCCGCGATACATCAAATAAAGATTCCGCTGGATTCCGCGAACTTTTGAGCGGTCAACGCTCTTGGTCTTTAGCCGGCGACGGATTGGTCGTGTACTCGTTAACGGGTGCCGACGGATTTTCCGACTTATTTGGATATTGGAATAGCCGAACTAATTTGTACGTCAAATTTGGTTCGGTTACTGCATCCGAAAAAAGTTACTCCGGCCGTGGATATATCACGTCACTTGACCAAGAAGCGGGAGTTGAAGACAACGCGACATTCTCATTTTCTTTTGAGGGAAGCGGAGCGTTGACCGAAGCAACAAACGCCTAACAATTAACGGGGGCGGAAACGCCCCCATTTTTTTACTTTTATGATTGAATACATCGAAACAAACAACAAGCGTTTTCCCGTACGATTCGGATTTAACGCATTGCGTGAATTTTCACGCGCAACGGGAATGCCGCTCGCGGCCTTGACGTCTTTACAAAATGACATAACACTCGACCAAGCGATCACGCTGGTTTGGTGCGGGTTCAAAGACGGCGCACGAAAAGACAAAATGCCATTCAAAATGGCGATTGACGACGTGGCCGATTTGTTGGACGACGATTCGTCAATTTTGGAAAAGTCGTTCGAAATTTTCGGCCGTCAATTCAATTCAGAAGAAGAAAAAAAATAACCGGCCAAAGCATCGACGGCAACGCCGATTTTGAACTGCCCACTTGGGATTCACTCGAAGCGTACGCGTTTGGTCAAATAGGTTTATCGCCGTCGCAATTTTACGGAATGACGCCGCGGGAGTTTTCAAATACTTCGCGGGGTTATTCCGAAAAGTTGGAACAACAATATCGCGCTGAATGGGAACGGGCGCGATGGATTGCGTCGGTTAACATTGCGCCACACACGAAGAAACGTTTGAAGCCGACCGATTTAATTCGGTTCCCGTGGGAAACTAAACGTTTAGGCCCGAAACACGTTTGGACGCGTGGCGAGGTCATAGACGCACACAATCAAAGGTTTGGCAAGTCATGAATTTAAGTTCAATCAATTTAAGGTTTTTCGCGAACATTGCCCCGTTAATTTCGGGACTAAATAAGGCGGAGCGCGCACTCGATCAAGCGGGGCGCAAAATGCAAGCGACCGGCAAAAAGTTAACCTTTGAACTAACCGCGCCAATCGCGGCGTTGGGCGCCGTTGCCGTTAATACATTTCAAGCCTTCGAACAGCAAATGGCCGAGGTCAAAGCGGTTTCGGGTGCAACTGGAAAAGAATTTCAAGCATTAGAAACCGACGCGAAACGTCTTGGCGCCTCGACCATTTTCACCGCCAAAGAAGTCGGCGGATTGCAAGCGGAATTCGCCCGTTTGGGTTTCACCGCCGACGAAATTACGAAGGTAACCGAGGCCACACTTTATTTGGCCCAAGCGACTGGATCAGATTTAGGACGCTCCGCTGAAATCGCGGGAGCCACGCTCCGCGCATTTGGTTTAGACGCTACGGAAACAACGCACGTCGCCGACGTTATGGCCGAGGCGTTCAACAAATCGGCGTTGGATTTAAGTAGTTTCGCCGATTCCATGAAATACGTCGGCCCGGTCGCGGCCGTCGCTGGTGTTTCTTTAGAAGAAGCCTCCGCGATGCTCGCGGTCTTATCGAATTCGGGAATCAAAGGTTCCCAAGCGGGAACATCGCTCCGCCGAATCTTGACCGACCTCGGTTCTGAAAGCGGAACCACGGCCGAAAAAATTGGCAAGTTGGCCGCGAAAGGTATTTCGATGGAAAACGCGATGGACGACGTGGGCCGCACGGCCCAATCCGCATTGATTGTTTTGCAAAATGGCGTCGGGCAAATTGACCCATTGACGAAATCCTTTGAGAATTCCGAAGGCGCGGCCAAGGCGATGGCTGAAATTATGGGCAATACCGCCCAAGGCTCGTTCAAAAATTTGCAGTCCGCCGCCGAAGGTTTAATGATTTCCATCGGTGAAATTATTTCCGTTGCATTGGTTCCGTTTGTCAACCACCTTACGTCGGTAATTCAAACGCTTAATGAAATGCCCGCGCCGATCAAGGTCGTGACGATTGTGATTGCGGCGCTCGTTGCTGCAATCGGGCCGCTATTATTCACGTTCGGTTTGCTGCAACGAAACTTTATTTTAATGCTGCCGTACCTCACCAAGATAGGGGCGGCATTGCGCTTTATTGCATTCCAAGGGCTTAAAGTATTGATTGGCCCGATTGGTATTGTATTGGCTGCATTGGCGGCGCTCGGCGCGATTGCGCTATATGTCGGCTACAATTTCGAAGCCTTTAAGGTGATCGCGTTGAACGCAATCAAAACCTTGGCAAACTTCGGAATCAAGATACTGAACAATTTATTAAGCGTCTTTAACAATGTCGCCGGTGCGCTCGGTATGGATTCCGTCAAAATCGAATTGTTTGACAAGTTAGAAACCGAGGTCGTTCCGAAACTCAAATCAATTTCCGAGGTTGCCAAAGAAGTCAAACGCGACGTCGCCAAAATGTTCGGCGGCGGTGGCGCCGCGGCGGGCGGCGGTGGCGGACTATCTTCGGCGGCCGCATCGTTCGACGAAGTGATTGGATCCGAAGGTAATGGCGAAACGGGCGCGGGCGGAACCGGCGTCGTCGGGGCGGTCAATGCGTTCAGCAAATTGGCGAGCGTGGCCCCAAAGGCAATGCACGCCGTTTCGATTTCGGTTGCCAACGGCGTCAAAAAAATGATTGTGCCGATTGAGTCCATGACCGAAAAACAATTCAAGTTGATTGAGGCCACGCGGAAAATGGAAAAGGATATTTCGTCCGCAATTACTGGCGCCGCGACATCGTTCGTGATCGGTATCGGTGAAATGATTGGCGCCTCAATGGCGGGCGGTCGTGGTATTCAAAACTTTGGAATGTTTGCATTGCAATCGTTGGCGGGTCTTTTGCAATCGGTCGGTGAAATGGCAATCCAAACCGGCATTGCACTTTTAGGGATTCAAATTGCGTTGTCAACGCTGAATCCATTTGTCGCCATCGCGGCGGGTGTCGCGTTGGTTGCGCTCGCGTCGGGAATCAAAACCTCGCTCGCGAAAAAAGCCGACGGCATGGGCGGCATTCCCGCACTCGCCGAGGGCGGAATCGCCACGGGGCCGACGCTCGCATTGATTGGTGAAGGTAAAGGGCCGGAGGCGGTCATTCCATTGGACAAACTCGAAGGCATGATGGGCGGCGGTTTCGGCAATGGCCAAAACGTAGTCGTCACCGGGCGCATCCAAGGTTCCGACATTTTAATTTCGTCCGAGCGTGCGGAACGTCAACGTTCACGCTACCGCGGATTTTAACAAAGCAAAAAAATGGCCATTCGTTTATTCTCTGAATTCAAATCCGACCTCGGTATTTTATACCGCATTGAAATCCACGATACCGAATGGGCCGCCGCATCGACGGAATTCAACGTCGATTCCCGCGGTTTTGAGTTAACGTACGACGGCGAAACCGACGACATCGTTTCACCGATTGTCGGTTCGAAATTGACGTTCGGGGCGTATTCAACCGACGGGACATTCGAAACCTTTATCGCCTTACTTAAAACATTCCAAGAAAATCGTTTTCGCGTTGTCGTGTACCGCCCCGGCGACATTTGGAATTCATGGGTTGATTTTTGGCAAAACGCGACAACGCCATGGGACGAAGCCGATTTGTTTTGGATTGGTTGGTTGACGCAAGATTTGATCAACGTCGAAGACGCATCGCAGCCGTACGTTTACGAAATGACTGCAACCGATGGTTTGGGTCGTTTGGCGAACATCGATTATACCGCAGACAACGCAATCATTCAAGCGAACGGATTTAAGGCAACCAAGGTTGTTGACGTTATTAAAAACGCGCTGGTAAATATCGGAACCTCGGATTTGTGGAGCGCGACAAATACGTTTTTCGAAACGTCGGTTGACTGGTGGGAAACAACCGCGCAAACATATTCGACCGCCGTTGACCCGTTGTCGCAGCACGCGTTCGACGTTCGTTTGTTCAACGAGTTCGACGACGACGGCAACGTCGTTCGTTCGTCGTCGTTTGAATTACTGCGTCAAATCGCCACACTTTACAACGCGAGGATTTTTCTACAAAACGGCCGATTTGTTTTCGAACAATACGGCAACCGCGACACGGCGTCGCGCTACGTTTCGCGGTACGATAAAACGGCGACACAAATCGAACGCGTTTTCCGAAACGATGACGTAGTGATTGACCAAACTTTAACGGCCGCACGACGCGCGGGAAACAACTACAATTTTTTGCCCGCGGTTAAAAACGCAAAGGTTCACTACATTCAAAAGTTCTTGAATCCATTTAATGCGTTCGGCGTATTCCGTTTTCGGAACCATACCAACGCATACCCCGCGGGATTCATTGCGGGCGGTGCGGGAATCGAATTGGCGCTCGGGGCGACGCAATTTAATTTTCAAGTGATCGGGGCGCCGACTTTAACGTCGCCAATTTTCCCCGTCTTAAAAATACGGATTCGCGTACAAGACGCGTCAACGGGAACGTTCTACTACTACAACCGAGCATACAATGGGGTCGCGGCCGGCGGCGCAATGTTCGGCATTCCAGCGTGGTCAACAACGGCGGGTGAATACTTTTTCGACTTGCCCGCATTCTTTTCAAGCGGAACCGCGATCACCTCATTTCACCTTCAAATCATTACCGAGGATATTCCCGTGAGCGGTGAAATGGATTTCTTGCTAAACGTTCACGGCATTTTCCGTTCGTCAAATGGGACAACCTACACCCCGTCCGTTCCCGCGTTATTCGACGCGATTTTTCTTTTCGGAATCAAAACCGACGGCGCCGACAACCCGGCGGGGGTCACGTTTTCGTCGAACAATACGGCGTCGGGCGTGGATTCAAATATCGTTCTCGAACTGGGCGACGTATTCATTGCCGACGGCCCGCGACAAATGGGCCACATGGCCGCGTTCAATGGTACGGATTATGTCGGCACGTCAACGTGGCGCAAAGGTTCAACTGGTACGGGGATTCCGATATTGAAACTATTAACCAACGAAACGTTGGCATTGCACGTTCGCCCGATTGAACAATACAACGGGTCAATCATTGGTACGTTTGGTATCGGTCAACGCGTTGTTTTTAATTCAACCGCATACCTTATGACCGGCGGAACGTTCACGGCCAACGTGGACGAATGGTCGGCGACATGGTACCGAATCCAAACCATTCGCGGCTCGGTCACGGCCTTGGACGCGGTCAACGATTTGGTCACGCGGTCGGTCTTGGGAACCGCTACAACGTCGGGCGAATCGCCAAACGATATAATTGGCGGCCGTATTGGCGGTATGATAGTAAACATCGCCGATCAAAAGGTCGGCCCGTACGAACAAACGGCAACGGGCGGACGCATCAACGGAACCGCAAACGTCACGGGTGCGACCACGTTGTCGTCCACGCTGGGCGTTACGGGTGCGGCCACGTTGTCGTCCACGCTCGGCGTTACGGGTGCGGCCACGTTGTCGTCCACACTCGGCGTCACGGGTGCGACGACGTTGTCGTCCACGCTGGGCGTTACGGGGGCAACCACAATGAACGCCACAACCATAAACGGAACCGCGACTTTGACCGCGAAATCGAACGTTGACGGATCGTGGAACGCAAAGATTCGCGACATTGACGCGGGGGCGGGCGCAGATTATTCGGTTGAGGCAACCGACTATATTTTGTTCGTGAACTACACGGGCGGTAACGGAACCTTCACTATTTATTTGCCGCCAGTTGACGCGAACGAAGGCCGAATGATTCGGATCAAAACGGATTCAACGATTTCAAACTCGAAGGCTTTGTCAATCGAACCCGATCCGGGCGACACGTCCGCAACGATTGACGGCGAATCCGCGTCGGCAATGACACGGCCCTATGACGGCGCGACCTACCTATGTCACAACGGCGATTGGTGGTTGATTCAGAAAAAAGAAAAGTAAACCGAAGTGGGGCGCTTTTATCATTGTTGATAAAATCGGGTTAGCCTCGTAATATAATGAATTAAATTTGTAAAACAATGCACTCAGCGATTTACATTTCATTGTTTCGTCGAAACCGAATTAACTCGATTTCATCGGCCATTATTGGTTCGGGGTCGGTTGGCGGCGGCGGCGAAGAACGTTGGGAATTGCTCGGTGA